AAAACCAAATAATGTTAGGTAGAATTTTACAAAAAAGAAATGAAGCATCAAGTGGAGCTACATTAGATAATACTTATAGAAGAGTAACTACTAACTGGACTCAAGCTGACAAAGATTTATTTAACTCTGTCTTAGGTGGTTATCTTGGTCCTGGTCCTATCCTGACCCCAGTAATAAATGAAGATCAATCTTATTATGCTGTCGAAACATTACTACCTGGTATAACTAGATGGTTATTACATAATCAATTGAGAGGTGATTTACCACCTGATAGACCTGAAGACGATCCATCTTTAATCGTTGACAGAAAACGTTTAGAACAAATTATAGACAATCTGGAAGAAACTCCAGTTATACAATAAATTACTAAGGTAATCTTATGGAAGATGAAATAATATCTCTGGATCAAGTCGACGCAACTCTAGATGTTGAAGAGCTTGAAAGAATGACGGAGCAGTTAAGCGGATCAGAAGAGCAACAACCAGAACAAACAGCACAGAACGAACTACAAGATGACGACCCTCGTAATCAAGAGAATTGGGGCGTTGCAGGAGTTACTGAAGAATTAAAAAGTGCAGTTTTAGGTGGTACTCAAGATACGTTATCGTCTGTTACCACATTTCCTGAAAGAACTGTCGATGCGTTTTCCGGAGAGATAGCTAGAGAAAGAAAAGAAAAAGGTTTTTATCAACCCGAATTCGATCCTTTTGTAAATGAGGAAGACCCTATCGTTACTAAAACATGGTGGGGTCAATTAATTAGAGGTACTGTACATTTCGGTACTATGGCTGCTGGTATTGTAGCGGCTGTTAAAGCATCACCTGTTACAATTCCAGCTGCACTTAAAGGTATTAAAGGTTATAGTTTACTGAGAGCCGCTGGTATAGGTGCTACTTCTGATTTAATTTCTAAAGAATCTGATGGGCATAATGCTCTAGGAGTTATGAGAGATAAATACGGATGGATGGATACACCTCTTAGTACAAGAGATACAGACCATCCTATGTGGATGAAATTTAAGAATATAGTAGAAGGTATGGGTATAGGATTTGTATTTGATGCTGGAACAATAGCATTAGGTAAAGGTTCTAAATATGCTAAAATGCAAATCGCTGCTAGAAATGAAGGGGTTGAATTAGGTACACTTAGAAAAGGATTGCAAGAGTTACGGAAAAATGAATTTCGTGGATCTAAAAACAAACCTATAGCAGGTCAGCACCAGGCAAATGTATTATCTGAAGATGATCCTTATGCAGTATGGGAGAGACAAAAAAAGATAGAATCAGATTGGGGAGCTGAAGAAGGATCTGCAGGATCTTTAATAAGTGATGTACAAAAAGAACGTATTGCTAGAGAAGCAGGTATAACTGAAGATCTAGTAATGGATACATTACGAAAACTTTATAGTGCTGAAAAATTCCGTAAAGTATTAGCTTCAGTTAAAGGTAGTAGACAGAAATTAGTTGAAATATTTGGTGATGCTATTGCAGCACATCAACGTATGACAGTTGGTCGTAATGCAGCTGACTTATCAGCACAAGAATACTTACAAGAGATCTTTGAAACATCAGTTAAATTTGATATAACAGATATAACAGGTAAGAAAATCGATGAAATAACTACTATTACTGCTAAAAATGTAGTGGTTAGTGACTTAATTGTAGGTACTTTACTACAAGAATTAAGAGATAGAGCAATAGCAGGTAGAGAAATAGCTGATTTTAGTAATCTTTTAGATATAGATGGACCTTCGGATCAGATATTAGATACAATGTTAACTGCTATAGCTGCTTCTAAGAAGGCTAAATATAACTTATCACAAGAATTTAGAGGTTTAGGAGCTGGTAAAGTACGTGCTATTGAAGATAAGATAGCTAAAGATGTTATAGATGCTAGAGAATCAATTCAAAGTGTATTAAAAATAGCAGGTGACGATGCAGATGGAGACTTATTAATGGCTCTATTTGAAGCATTCTCTTCTATGCAAACAGTTAATACTGTAGAAGACTTCACTGTTTGGGCTCGTAAGATGATTAAAGGTGGTGAGATAGAAGGTAAAGTACAAACAGGAGCTATGGTAAGAGAACTACAAGGGATGATGATACATAGTATCCTTAGTGGTCCTAAAACACCAATGAGAGCTCTTGGTGGTACTAGTACTTTAATGTTCCTAAGACCTTTAGCTACTACATTAGGTGCTGGAGTATCTTATCCATTTACTGGAGATGCTGTTACAATAAGAGCTGGTTTAGCTTCACTTAATGGTATGATGGAATCTCTTCCAGAAGCTTGGACTATCTTTAGAACTAGACTCAATTCATATTGGAGTGGTGAACTATCTACTGTTAAAACTAGATTTGCTGAATATACTAGAGAAGATGATAACTGGGAAGTATTAAGACGATTTGTAGATCATAGTCCTGACGCAACTATAGGAGATAAAGCTATGTTTGCTATGGCTAATATGGCTAGAAATCTGAATGATAATAGTTTCCTTACTTGGTCTACAAAAGCTATGGCATCTATTGACGATACAGCTAAGTATATCTTAGGCAGAGCTAAGATGAGAGAAAAAGCTTTAAGATCTGCTATAGATGCTCAAAATAAAGGTGTATTAACAGCTTATAATAATATTGATAGAGCTTTAGTTAAAGTATATGAAGATGATTTTTATCGTCAAGTATTTGATGGTAATGGTAATATTACAGATGAAGCTGTTAAATATGCTAGTAAAGAAGTAACTCTTACTAAAGAACTTACTGGATTCGCTGAAGGACTTAACCAAGTATTCCAAGCTAATCCTTTAGCAAAACCTTTCTTTCTTTTTGCAAGAACAGGTATTAATGGTTTAGAATTGACAGCTAAACATACACCAGGATTTAATTTCTTAGTAGAAGAATTTAATCATATATTTTTTGCTGATCCTAGCAATCTAGAAAACGTAATTAGATATGGTATTACTACACCAGCTGAGTTAGCTAATGCTAAAGCCTTGCAAATCGGTAGATTAACTATGGGTTTCAGTGTTATTAGTATGGCTTCATGGGCATGGTTAAGTGGTAATCTAACAGGTAATGGACCAGCTGATAGACAGAAAAGACAATCTTGGATAGATCTAGGATATAGACCTGGGCAAATTAGATTAGGCGGTGAGGATGGTGTATGGGTAGATTATGAACTCTTTGAACCATTCAATCAAATAATGCGTATAGTAGCTGATATTGGTGATGCTAGTTTACTTATGGGCGAAGAGTGGACTGAGAGAGAACTACAGAAGATCTCATTAGTTGTAGCACAAGGTATTACAAGTAAATCTTATCTTGCAGGTATGCAACAATTCGTTGATTTATTCGGTGGTCGTCCTGGTCAATTTGAAAGGATCATTGCTAACTTAGCTAATAATCAAATACCTTTAGCTGGAATTAGAAATGAATTAGGTAAGATATTCACACCATATACTAGAGAATTAAGTTCAGGTATAGGTCAATCAATAAGAAATAGGAATTTACTAACTGAACATATTGCAGGTGAAAACCAATTATCAATTAAACATTCCATATTAGATGGTAAACCTATTAGAGATTACGATCCATTAACAAGGTTCTTTCAAGCTCTATTTCCAATTGGAATGAATTTAGATTATAGTGAAGAGCAACAATTTTTATTTGCTTCAGGTTATGATATGAGATTATCAACATTATCATCTCCTGGCCCTAATACTATAGACCTTTCTGACGCTCCAGAAGTTAGATCTGAATTCCAAGAAGCTATAGGTAAACGAGGTTTAGGTAAAGCTGTCTTAACTTTATCTAGAGATAGAAGAGCACAAGAGTCTTTAACTCAGATGTACCAGGATATTAAGAATGGTAATCGTGGTGATTTTAATGCTATGGATTATTATCATAATAGAAAACTTCAGCAAATATTTACTAGATATAGAAAATTAGGTTGGTTCGATATTAGAAATCTAGATATAGTTAAAGAACTTATAGTTAATCAAACCTCTAAAAAAGAAGCACAACTAAATAAACGTAGAACATCAGCAGGGATTAACGAAGCTCTCTACATTTATAAATAATTATGGCAACTACACAAACTTCAAAAGAATATGTAGGGACTGGGGATGGTGTAAATGGAAGTGATCTTACTTGGACTTATACTTTCCAATCCTACCAATCTGCAGATATAAAGGTTAAAGTCACTGACTCCACCGGGGCTTTTATAGATGTAACAAACTACACAGTACCTGACTGGACAACTTCAGGGGGTACTGTAACATTTAATAATACAGGTGTTAATAGTAACGTCTGTGAGTCTACTGGAGCTCCTAAGAGTAATAGGACTATCCGAATATATCGTGAAACAGATATAACAACAGGAGTAGTAGGCCAAATTGATCCTAAGCATACATACGCAGCTGGATCATCAGTTAAGGCAGGAGACCTTAATAATAATCAAAAACAAGTCTTATATGCTATACATGAGCTAAGAGATCAAGAAAGAATAACAGTTAATGTTAGAAATTCTGCTATAACTACAGCTAAGATAGCTGGAGACGCTGTTACAGGATCTGAAATAGCAGATAATGCAATAGATTCTGAGCACTATACAGATGGGTCTATAGATACAGTACACATAGGTGACGACCAAGTTACTTATAGTAAGATACAGAACGTATCAGCAACTGATAGAATATTAGGTAGAGACTCCTCTGGTGCAGGTGTTGTAGAAGAAATAACACCAGCTAATCTACGGACAATGATAAACGTAGAAGATGGAGCTACCGCAGATCAAAGTAATGCTGAGATTAGAGCTGCTGTAGAGGCAGCATCTGACTCAAATGTATTTACAGACGCAGATCACAGCAAGCTAAATGCTATTGAAGCTAGTGCTGACGTAACCGATGCTACTAATGTTAATGCTGCTGGTGCTGTGATGAACAGTGATACTAGCACATCTGCTATGCAATTTGTAGTAGATGAAGATAATATGGCTAGTAACTCGGCTACTAAGGTACCGAGTCAACAATCAGTTAAAGCATATGTAGATGCTAATGCTGGTGGTGACAGTAACCAAAACGCATTTTCAAACGTAGCGGTTAGTGGTCAAACCACTGTAGCTGCAGACTCTACAACTGATACTTTAACATTTGTAGCAGGAACTAATGTTACAATTACAACTGATGCCTCTGCTGATTCCGTCACAATAAATGCAGCCGGAGGGTCAAGTGGATTATCAGCTGTTGTAGGAGATTCAACTCCACAGCTAGGTGGTAATCTTGATGTGCAAACCTCAGAGATTAAT